AAGCTATGTATAACTTTTACGAACAGATGATAGTGGGAGACCAAGCAGACAATGTTCAATATATGAAAGGCAAAGGAAAAGCATTTGCAAAGAAGTATTTTGATGGGTGCAAAACAAAGTACCAATACACAAGAAAACTTTATGAGCTATTCATACAAGAATACAAAGGCAAGGCAAGACAGAAATACACAGAATGTTATCACCTACTAAAATTAAGAACACAATGAACACAATTATCAAGCCGATAGAGTTAGCTAAGAAGATTGAAGAACTTACTGGGTTAAACGTATTTGAAAACACAAGAAGAAGAAACGTCATAGAGGTAAGGTCTTTGCTATGCCACTTACTTAGGTCAAAACTAAAAATGAGATGGACAAGTATTGCATACTTCTTTCAGGAGAATGGTAAACACATCACACACGCCACAGTCATTAATTCTGTAAACACCTATCCATCTAATAAAAAATACAACAAAAACTTATCTAGACTAGAGAATTATTTTACATTCAAAGAGGATATTCACATTGATGAGATAAACAAAGTACAATACCTAGAAGATAAATGCGAAAAGCTACAATCACAATTAGACCTTCCATTGGTTAAGCTAGTCAAAAGAATACCTAAACACAGAGAGGAAGAAGCATTAAGATTTGTCAGGAATGTTGTAAAAAGTTTTGAATGGAAATACAACGACAAAGAAATTGTGTAAATAATTACGTTATATAAATAGATTGAATAAACAAAAAGGATTCAATTATGGATAAGAGAAAAAACAACGGAGGTGCTAGAGAGGGAGCAGGAAGACCTAAGAAAGCTGATGAAGTCAAGCTAATTGAAAAGCTAGACAATCTAATAGACAACGATAAGGTCATTGAGAAACTAGGTGAGCTTGTTCTGAAGGGAGATAGTAGAGCTATGAATCTATACTTTGGATATCGCTATGGTAAGCCAAAAGAATCTGTTGACATTACTTCAGACGAGGGAATTAACATTAGCTTTAGGGAGCTAATAAATTTCAAGTGATTGAGGTAAACAAAAAATATGCACCTATTGCAACAGACGATTCTCGTTACTTCATTATAACTGGAGGCAGAGGTTCAGGAAAGTCTTTTAGTGTTAATCTGATGCTTGTGCTTCTGACGTATGAAGCTGGGCATACTATCTTATTTACAAGGTACACATTAGCCTCTGCTTATATATCTATCATTCCTGAGTTTATAGACAAGCTAGAAACCTTAAACATCTTTAGTGATTTCAGAGTAACAAAAGACGAGATAAGAAACAAAAGGTCAGGAAGCAAGATTGTATTCAAGGGAATCAAAACCTCATCAGGAGACCAAACTGCTAATCTAAAGTCATTGCAAGGTGTTACCACTTGGGTGATGGATGAAGCTGAAGAACTGATGGATGAGGACATATTTGACAAGATAGATTTATCAGTCAGACAACAAGACAAAAGAAATAGGGTAATGCTTATTCTAAACCCAACCACTAAAGAGCATTGGATATACAATAGATTCTTTCAAGACAAAGGAGTTCAGGAAGGATTGAATACATCTAAAGGAAACACAACATACATTCACACCACATACATAGACAACCTAGAGAATCTATCTGAGAGCTATATACAACAGATAGAAAACATAAGACAACGAAGACCTGAGAAATACAAACATCAGATGCTTGGAGGTTGGTTAAGCAAAGCAGAGGGAGTTATATTTAATAACTGGAAGGTAGGTCAATTTAAGAAAGTTGGTGTTTCTGTCTTTGGACAAGACTATGGATTTGCTTCAGATGAAAATACTTTATGTGAAACCAATATAGATTCAACAAATAAAATCATCTATCTAAGGGAATGTTTTTATATCAAAGGACTAACCACATCACAGATAGCTGACCTAAACCTTAAACACGCTAAGACAGACCTTATTGTAGGAGACTCAGCAGAGCCTAGATTAATATCTGAGGTAAAAGCCAAAGGATGTAATATCGTGCCTTCAATAAAAGGACAAGGTTCAATCACTTATGGCATTAGCTTACTCCAAGACTATGACCTTATAGTAGATGAAAATAGTATCAATCTAATTAAAGAGCTGAACAACTATTGTTGGTTAGAAAGAAAATCAAACACACCCATAGACAAATGGAATCACGCATTAGATGGAATCAGATACGCTGTATCGTATCAGCTTCAGAATCCTAACAGAGGCAAATATCACGTCAGCTAAAATAAAGTTCTGAAATATTTTGTGGATAAGTCATTGATGTGTATATTCGCAATATGAAAAGACCTAGAACCTTAGAAGATTACAAAGCATATGCCTTTGGCTTCACATTGATAATAGCTTTCTGTTTGTTTCCATTTGCTGGAACTGCCTTATTAAAGTATATATTTGGACTATGATAAAAGACACAGACGATTTATTATATACAAGCAACACTAAGATGATTATTGAATTATTAGACAAGTGGAGCAAAGCCAAACCAAACAACAAAGAACTGGTAGCAGTCATTGAAGCCTTTTGGGAAATAACAACTTATGTAGGCAGATTGAGAGTTCAGGAACAAGATGGTAGAATGGCTGTCTCAGATGCAAAATATATGACTAACTTAACCAAGTTAAAAATTAAAGAGATTCAAGAAATATTTAACACTTATCAAGTATGAGCTATATAGACGAAGGCAATCCTTACCTAGTAGATTATGAAGGGGAATGTTCAGAATGCGGAACACGAATAGAACAAGAATGGGGTGTTTGCTCTAGTGCTTGTCAAGAAGCTTCTGACAGATGAAAAAGTCACCAAAGTATTATCTAGGCAAGTATATGAAGATAGAAGCTAAGAACGTAGTATGGGACTTTCAAGATGACAACTACAACTTAGGAACTGCACTCACTTATATTATGAGAGCTGGTAAGAAACCTAACAATCCAATCACTCAGGACATAGCTAAAGCCATACATCATTTAGAGATGGAACTAGAAAACCAAATCTATATTGAAGAATTTAATAAGAGAAACAAATTATAGTTTAGTTGCTTTTGGTTAGGCGATTTGGGTGGGCAGAAATGTCCGCCCTTTTTTATTAAATTAGTTCAAAGAAAATAAGTCTAAAAATTACGTTATATAATTATGAAGATTAAGGTTAACATACCAACATCGTTATCAGATATCAAGCTATCTCAGTATCAAAAGTTTCTTAAAATACAAGAAAACAATGAGGATGAAAGATTTCTTCAGGCTAAGATGATTGAGATATTTTGCAATATGCCTCTTAAATCTGTAATGCAATTAAAATACAATGACACAAATGAAATCAGTTCTCTGCTCACAGATATGTTTGAGCAAAAACCTAAACTGGTAAGGAGATTTAAATTAGATGGTATTGAGTATGGTATGCACCCAAACCTTGATGACTTGTCTTTAGGAGAATACATTGACCTAGATACATACATAGGAGACTGGGAGAATATGGAGAGAGCTATGAATGTTTTATACAGACCTATTGAGAACACTTATAAAGAGAGTTACAATGTTCAGGACTACAAAACTGAGAGCTATCCAAACGCTTTACATATGCCAATGGATGCTGTGCTAAGTTCAATTTTTTTTTTGTGGAATTTAGGACTAGAGTTGTCGACAGTTATGATGAACTATTTGGAAAGCAATCAGGACTTGGACTTGACAGAGTTTCTAGCTTCTCAGGGAAGTGGGGTTGGTATCAATCATTATATGGACTCGCTCAAGGAGATATTACAAGATTTCAACATATCACCAAATTAGGAGTGCACGAATGTTTAATGATGTTGTCATTTATGAAAGACAAAAACGAGCTAGAAGCTGAACAAATTAAAAGAAAGATAAAATGAGCAATAACGACAATCAAGCAATCAGAGGTTTTTATCAATTAACCGAAACGATAAAGACTCAGTTGCTAGGTGACCCTAATGTAAACACAGTAACAACAGGAGAGTTATCTGATGTCAATTTAAACAAGCAAGACATCTTTCCGATGTGTCATATTATTATCAATAACGTAACAGACGAAGAGCAAGTTCTTAGGTTTAACATTACAGTCTTAGCGATGGATATAGTAGACCAATCTAAAGATGAGACATATGATATATTTACAGGCAACAATAACCATCAGGATATTTTAAACACTCAACTTAGTGTACTAAATAAGCTCATTCAAATATTAAGAATGGGTCAGTTGTTTACAGAAAAATATCAGCTTGATGGCAATCCTACTTGTGAACCTTTCTATGATAGGTTTGAGAATGAGTTAGCTGGTTGGGGTGCTACTATGGATGTAATGATTTACAATGATATTTATATCTGCTAATGGCAACCAATAAATATATAAATCTAAAAAAGGCTTTAAACGCATATGGAAAATATGTTGTCCAACAATCTAGGTCTAACCTAACCAAACTAAAAAAGGGTGGTGGTGATTTGTATAATTCTATTTCTTATGAATTAGATTCTGAGAAAGGTGTCTTCTTGTTGGAGTTCTTAATGGAAGAATATGGAGAGTTTCAAGACAAAGGAGTAAGAGGTGCAGGAGGCACAAGAAAAACCACAAGCCAGTTCAATAGAAAGAACAACAAGGGAAAGATATGGAAACAAAAAGGTGGAAAGAGTCCGTATAGTTTCAAAGAGGGAAGGAAACCATCAGTCAAGCATTTTAAACAATGGTCACAATCAAGAGGACTCAATGCTTATGCAATTAGAGAATCAGTATTTCGTCAAGGATTAAAACCTTCATTATTCTTTTCTAAACCATTCAACAAAGGCATAGAGAAATATGCAGATGAGATTTTCAATGGTTTTGTCTTAGACGTAGAAAATAAAATATTATTCGGAGAATCAAAATAAAATACAATGTCACAGAAAGCACTTAGAAGTCCACAATATATAAATGTATCTGCTCCAGTAGGTTCATTATCTACTGAGTTAGCTATATCTATAGGTGGAACATTACGATATACACTAATAAAAAACGCATCAGCAGGAACAAATGTTGTCTTTGAATATGCGGAGCTTGCTAGAGATTATTTTACTACATCTTTCAATGGGCTATATACAATACAAGAATTATCTATAACGCTTGTTTTGTCATCATACACAGGAGTAAATGGAACAGGAACAAAGTCATTAATTTCAAGCACAGATGTAAAGGCTGTGGATGGCTTTGGTACATTTATGGAAGGCGCAAATCCTGCAATACCATTCCCATCACGAACTGCCCCTGCTTGGTTAGTATGTTCTAAAAATAGTGCTGGAACAAGTCAAATATTTGTTCCTGTAGGAGTTGCTGGGAAAGCTCCTTATATGCAAGGAGTTGGTAATGATTATCAATTATCTTATGAAGATTACACAACGACAGAAGTTGAAATAGGTGGAGAGGGAGAACTTACTCAGATACTAAAAATCAATAGAGTTGATTGCTCAAAGTATGGGACAGGAAACAAGTTCACCTTTGTTAATAAATACGGAATGCTTCAAGATATTTATTTCTTTTTAAAGCAAGTTAAAACATTAAACAGAACAACAGAAAGTTTCCAAAGGAATATTATAAACACAACAGGAGCTGTGACCTATGATGTAAATTCTGCTTCTAAAAAACATTTTAACACAGAAGGAACACAAAGCAACACATTTAATTCAGGATATTACCCCGAAGCTGCTAATTGTATGTTTGAGGAATTGCTATTGTCAAGCTATGTGTGGATGACTAGACCAAGTACATCAGGCTCAGGTGAAGAAGTTGTTCCTGTAATGGTTAAGAGTTCTGATTTAGTTTATAAAACATCTTTAAACGAAAAACTAATTGATTACACAATAGAATTTGAGGATGCCTTTGACTATATAAACAACGTCAGATAATGCAGAAGTTACAGCTTTACATAGGAGGTGAAAGAATAGACTTATTTGCGGATGAGACTGTTTCTATGACTCAATCAATTCAGAACATTAAAGACATAGAGAAAGTATTTACAGAGTTTACTCAACCTTTTACTG